CCGGTTTGCTCTGCGATTACTCGCTAGCAGCACAAACTCACAAAATCCGCCTGAGCGTCAATTGTTCCTAGGGATGCACTGCTATTTCGCGTAAGTTTAAACGCGCGGATATTGTCAATCAGTCGGTTGATCTGACTGCCATCGCCCGGAGGCAACGACATTTCGAGAGGAGCCACCTCTCTCAAAATACCCTCTTCTTTAACTTTGTTGATGAAGCAGCGAACATAACAAGCCGGGATTACATCCGGGGCGGCTTTGTTCAACTGTTTACGGACAGCATTAAAGGATCTCGCAGCAGGTATGACGCCAGGTCGATGTTTGATTCTCCTTTCGGATCCTCTCGCAACTCCTCGCTCCCTCACTCTTTCGATCTCTTCTAGCATTGCGTTGTGTTCCTCATCCCTACTAAGGGAATAATTTTCAGGACGAAGATCCATACTAATTACACCCTGTTTGGTCGGCAAAACACGATCGGGCAAGCTGGTGAGCGCGGCTCTTATCTTCTTGTCTTTACGGCAAACCGCGACTAGGGAGTATGGTATTTCCCGGAGATGTTTATCTGACTGTTTGGCCAGAGTATGCAAATTCCGTCTAACTACCTTTCGAAATACTCCCGCGTTGGGTGTAGCTTGGGCAGCAAAGCCAAGTACATCCTCTACACCAGCGTCCATCCACAGCGACGACGCATTAAACTTTCTCTGCTTGTGGCCATCTCGGAAGTAGGTGGAGTTTATTTCTCCATCGCTTTCAGAGACCATGGTCTTCTCTTCGTTCACGACGAGACCGACCTGACTTCCTTGCCTGACCACTTCACCTCGGAGATCCGTGTTGCCCCGAACTTCGCGGGTTAACAAATCGTCCCCATTAACCAAAAGGGGATGACTCGTCCACTCTTTAAAACCAATCTCCTTCCTGTCTAACATAGCGGAAAGCGCCATATCAACTACGGTCTTGTTGATTATGCACAATAATGGAAAAGACATCACTGACCCCATGGGTTGACCAGAAAATGTCTCCTTACCATCGATCACTAGATTCGATAGCACTCGGAGTGCCTGTATCTCATCGTCAGAAAGATGATCCGCCTGTTCTTCCAATACCTCAACTGCTGCTTTCACGTACTCCCGCTTAATATTGTCCGTCGCGGAAGAGTAATCAAAACTCAAAAAAGCAGCGCCTGTGAGGCGTGAAACGTGCTGATCGGTCGGTTCACCCACCAGCAGCCACCCTCGCCTTTTCAACATGTCGTATAGAGAATAATGGAGCGGAGCGAGACGTCGTGTGTTCTCGGCAGAGTATAGAGTAACCACTCTGGGTTTGCCCGAAGAAAACACTAACTCGTAGCGGCATGAGCCGCTAAATTCTTCCACGTTCCAATTTCCGCCTTCCCTTCTCCGAAAACGCCGGGTAGCGTTACCGTTTGGGATAAAAGGCGCACGTCGTCGATCCCATCCCTTTTCAACGTTTTGCTTAAAGGCCCTCCGGAAGCGGCCTAAATGCTCTACGTCGACAGCAACTGGGCGGAACCTGGCTTCTTTCCACTGGCTGAGCTTCTCTAAGAAGCGAGGCTCACATTCTTTGCAACAAGATTTCTCAAGTTTCTGAATTGTTTTGAAGCTCAGTTCGTCGACAGGGCTAATCTGGTCGACGAAGCATTGTCTTACGGCTGGCCGTAGCCCTCCGCATATTATATGCTGGGGAATTTCTTTGGCTGAACGAGTCATTCCCAACTCCTCGTAAAATTTTACCAACCTTTCCGCACGGGCGCGTAGCCGCCCGCTGAGAGAACACTCCCCATCACCCTCGTCGTGAAGCACCGCATACGGGTTAGCTTCGAGGGCCTTGAGAGTCTTCTCGTTGGCAAGAGGTTCTGTGTACTCCTCTAAAACACAGCTTTCGTTTAACTTGTTCTTGATGGCAGCCGAATACTGCATGTCGAC